GCGACTGGATGGCCGCGCGATCGTGGCGCTCAAAATTGCGGACCTGTCCGGGCAATGTGATTGGCTATTATTGCGTGACAATGGACGTTATCTCGCTGTAGAAGTAAAAGAGCCCGGGAAAGAAGCGGACTTGACGCCGGGCGAGCGAAGCTGGCTGGATACCCTGGACCTGCAAGTCGTTACCACCAAAGAGCAGGTATTGGAGTTGTTGAGATGACCACCAAAATAAACTGGCTGTATCTTTTCAGGTCTCAATACAGATCCTATCGCCGCTTCCGCTTTGGCATTTTGGAAAGCCTGTTGTGGGCGAAACGCCGTGCGGATGAAATCAGCAAATCTGGTCGTGAGTTTGCGGCATGGGAAAGGCAGACGAAATGACCACCGACATCACTACCATTACCGCCGCACACATCGCGCGGATCGAGACGCCGGGGGAGGCGGCAAAGTTATCCCGCGTTGCAAAAGCCGCATCCATTTTTTATCAGGCCCAGGATGATCGACAAGCCAGCCAGCAAGCCAAAGCGGTGTACATTCGCGCCGCAGTGCGAGCCGGGGAGTTATTGCTCGATACTCCCCGTGAAAACGGCGGGAGAAAAACTCGTAACTCCAATACACACGTTACGCCCTATCAGGAAGCGCTTGACGGTGCAGGTATCACACGTCACACCGCCCAGGTATGGCAGCGGTTGGCTGAGATACCATGTACGGTCTTGGAAGCGTATTTTATAGATCCGAAATACCAGATGACTGAATACACATTTATCGACTTGCTGAAATACGCCAAAGCTCCGGGCGGTGGGCTTGTCATCACCCTGGATAGCATTATGAATAAGATTGTCCGCCTGATACGGTATGCTCTTGATTGCTGGCCGGATGAAGCGCCGGAACTGCTGCGGGCGGTGATCGAACGGGAGTTGTAAAGATAATGAACACTTTGTTCTGTTTGCAATGAAGTTTTAACGCAATTGCAATGTTACTCCCCGCTTTTTGTGCAATAATATAAGCATGAAAACATTAACCGTCAAATTCACCCGTAAGTCCGAATTTACCCCCGCGAGCCTGGGCGCGCGCCAACTGTCCCGCATCGAATGGTTAGTCAAGGCGTTTTTCCTGCGCAGCTACGGTGATGGCAACGGGGGCCAGCCCTGGGGGTGCCCGCTTGAATCCGGCAAAGAAGCCGCCAAGTCTATGACATCCAAATGGTTTTCCCCGATGTGGTCGTTCGAAGCTGGCCTGGGTCGGGATGGCGAATTCTGCGCTGCGCGTAAGGCGCGTCATGACCAGCGCGTCGCATGGCTCTCCAAGAATCCCGACGCCTTGCGCTATTTCGCAATCTGCTGGAATTACCTGCTGGCGATTGCAAAGCGCAACGGCGAAGTGTCCGAGCCTGATCGCAACCAACGCGGCAAGTACGCGATGGCAGCGGGATATTATGGATAACATGAACGCATTATTCGACCTACTCACAAAATCAGAACTTGTACTGGAGCTTGACGCGGCCATGCTGGAACTTGATGCTCACGCCGCCAAGATCGCAGCCAAGGCACGTGAAATCGAACGCCTACGCGCGGGGCTGGAAGAGATTGCCGCCGCTGCCGATAACGGTGATTGTTATTGCGAAGTTGGAGAGGGCTACCACGCCATAGAATGCCCGGTAGCAATTGCCGGAATAGCCCGCGCCATCCTGGCGCAAAAGGAGCAGAAATGAACATCAAAGATTTAGAAGCTTTGCGGGTGATGATTGCAGCCTGGCGTGAATACGCTGATAGTCATTACTGTCAGACGTACAACAAAGAACGCGGTGCAGCGCTCCGAGATGCTGCTGTAATGTTAGAAAACTTCGTGAATGAGACAGAAGCGGAAACGCAAGAAGTAAACCCATATCTTTTGACCGGTGAAGAACTAGAACGCACCATAGCAGCGGTAAAAGCAGGGACGAAATGAAACGCTACAACACATTTACCAATCACAGCAAAATCCAGGCGCGCGGGGTATATGCCGATCTCAATTTGTGCTACGCTTGCGGGATGAAATTAGACGCCTGCCTGTGTGTGTCTTTGCGGGAGTATCTGGACCCGATAGACTATGATGCATTCATGGCTACAAATCCTGACTACAGTCAGATCCGCGAAAAATTGGCTGAGTTGAAAAACATTCGCGCAGAACGTAATAAACGCGACAAAGCCGAAGCCATCCGGGTAAGTACTGGCATGCTCGACCGCACCCCGACTGCCGCACAACTGCGGGCGCGCGAACAGGTGGATGCCGCTTACATGCAGGCATTGCAATCGGACGAAGCCGAACAGGAACAGTTATGGGGATGCCTGGAAATCTTGGTAGAGTACATCCCGCCCGAACCGGAAGCGCAGGATGCTGAGAACCAGGTTATTCTTGATTGGCTGGAGGGTTGGAACAAACTGCGCCCAGGTCCGTTAGGCGAGAGCCCTACTGAAACAAGATCAACTCTTTTTGGATTTTAGAAAGGAACTCGAATGACAGACAACAAGATCGTGACCTACATGAAGAGCGAGCACGTCCTTGCAAACTTTACGGATGTGTTAGGCCATAGCGCCAATGCCTACGTTTCCAGCGTGCTTATCACTGTTGCAAATGATGAGCGCTTACAAGAGTGTACGCCCGCGTCAATCTATGTTGCCGCAATGAAGGCGGCAAACGCCGGTCTTTCAGTAGATGCTGAAACGGGCCGCGCCTATCTCGTTCCATATCGAAATGGCAAGACCGGCCAACTTGAAGCACAATTCCAGATCGGCTATCGTGGATTGAAACAGATGGCAATGGATACAAACAAATATCGCTATATCAATTGCGGCCCAATCTACGAAGGTGAAGGTGTAGAGGAAGATCGCATCAGTGGCCTACACAAACTTGTGGGCAGCAGGACTGGCAATAAGGTAATCGGTTGGTTGGCTGCGTTTGAGTTGTATTCCGGTTACGCCAAAACATTCTACATGACGGTCGATGAAATCCATTATCACGCCAAGAAGCACAACCCAGGCGGATATGAGAGCTCGAAAGGCGGTTGGAAGCGTTACCCCAAAGGCGATAAGACCAACGTCATGGAACAAAAAACCCCGCTCCGCCTATTGCTCCTGCGTGATGGTTATCTCACGCCTGCCCAGGCTGCTATTGTCCGTGAAAATGAAGCCGATGTTCTGGACCTGGAAGCCCAGCCCGCCGACGCCTGGGACGCCGATATTGCCGCAACTGAACAGGCCGAGCCGCCTATCCGCCAAAGCGCAGCGGATACCGTATCTGAGTTAGTGGGTGAGCCGAAAAGCAAAGCCGTTGTACGAGAAGCGAACGAGCCCGGTATCACCCCGCAGTTTTTGGTAAACGAACAGGTGGTAGACAATACGGTACATGCCGAAGCCCTGATGAATTTGCTCGGCATTCCTTCCGGTGCGCCCGCCGATGCCGGGATGGAGCGGATCAAGTTGTATAATTCCTGGCGAAAAATCTATGCTAAGAAAACGGCGCAAGACAGGGAACTCGCCGCAGAGAAGGCTATCGCCGGGGAAGTCCCCGCCTAACCCACATCTACCCTGCCCGCTGGATTTGGCTCAGGGCCAGCGGGCAGGGGAAAGGAGTAACGATGCACTATTCAAAAAATCAAACAACTACACTGTGCGGCCTTTCGTGCCGCGATGAATCCGGGAAAACAATTAATTCGTGGACAAATGCACAGTTTCTCGCCGATTGTCCTGCTTGCAAAGAAGCCATCCAGCAAAGCGAACAGCGGACGGCTACGCCTGCGGAGGTCGATGAACAGGTGTTAGATTGGATAGTCGAAAACAATTTGGGCGGTGAGTAATCGCCGCCGCCAACGCCCGCCGTTAACCCGAAACCAAAAGCGCCACTGTGAACCAGGAGTATAAATGCCAATTCATGTAGACAATCCCGCTAAAGCATTAGCCACTGCAATTTTGATGCAGGCAATAAAAGAACACCATAATCCCAAAAAGCGCGATGAAGTTAATAATTTCTTCCGCAGCGATTGGTTTGAAGACGTATGTGATTTGGCTATGGTAAATCCTGATGTAGTTAGAAAGAAATTGCATATCATCATACTGCCTAACACTGCCCGCACGCGGACAATTGATAATGAGATGCGAGAAATAGAACAAGCAGCCGTCGCTGACTTTTTGGAGTTTGACGATAAAGATTAATCACCGCTAAAGATAGTCATTAGCAAAAACAAAAGCGCCACTCTAACGGGTGGCGCTTCGTCGTGGGGGAGCGGGGGATATTACTTCCAGAGACCGCGCTCGTGCAACTTTGCGACCGCTTTCTTTGCGGCAAACTCGACCACATCCACGCCGAGAAGAGCCAGGATCGCCAACACGATGGTATTGATCAATTCCTTCGAGATTGGGAAACCCGGAAGGTAAGCCTGGGCGATCACAAACAAAAGTTCAACGAAAGCGACAACAACAACTAACTTAATCATGGAGACTCCTTTTCTTTTTTCCCGCCCTTATGCGGGTTGGTCTGTTTCAGGCTTCCAGGGTCTTACCGGAGCCTGATGGATAACAAGCGGTTTCGGGCGAATAGATAGAACGGCGGTAACTACCCGGCACTTCGGGCAATATAAATCCAGGTCTGTATTGCTTGGCAGCAATTCTTCTGCCGTTCTCAGATTCACATATTCGCCGTGCCTGGGACACATAAACTGTATTGGTTTCATTTTGCGTTCCCATCACGGACATAAAAGGCATAATACGCGAGAGCCTTTTCCAACATCGTGACGGTCACGGCTAAGGCTCTCGCGCGGGGGGTGCGTTCGTCCCCTTTGGCGCTTTTCAGCAATTCGAGCAGGGTTTCAAAAACAACTTGGATTTCGTCTGTCATATTACACTCCTTATATTAGTGTGACATAACTCTATTATACGACTATTTACACACAAAGACGGGTTATTTTTCTATGGAGCGGGAATACTAAAAATTCTCGGGAAAATATCCGTCAGCAGCCACACCAGCACCGCAGCGGCAGCAACTTTCAGAACATCCACGCCGACCCCCGATAGTTTCTCTTTGGTGGTCTTTGGCAAAAACCCGCCCTGCCCGCGCACCATATTGAGCGTCTCGCGTACATCAGATTGGATTACTTTCACAGCATTTTCTACTATTTGCATACGACGCAACAACCCCTTTTCCCCATTGCCATCACCATAAACAGCGTTATGGAGTTCCTTTCTCTGTTTCGAATCATCAGTCAGGACAAAATTCAATGATGTCCACATTCCCTTTGTTGGTGTTTTTGTTGGCAATTTTGCTAACTCCTGCCGGAATAAGTCGAGCGGCGATGTTATTTTATCCATTGTAATCCTTAAATAATTCTGACGTGACCCAGGCGGGGGGAGTGAGGATAATCATTATTTCTGTCACTCCTGTTTATTTACAACTTTTCTTCCACCAAAATATAGCACGCGCTTGCACCCGTGCCGGTATTTTGTGTAGCGCCTTCGTTGTGGCGGACATACAACTCCAAATAATTGCCTACAGCCAGTGTAAGCAACTTTGGCCCAGTTGTTACTTTGTGCGTGACGTTAGCGCCAGCGTAACTTACAAAGTTTGTCGCAGCCAATGTTGCAGCGCCATTTACGTATACCAGCGCGTCAACATATTCCTGGTCATCCAGTCCCGCGATAGCTGTAAATCCTACTACATTGTACACGCCTGCCCTGCGAATATCGATGCGGTCATTGGTCGCAATGTCCACAATCCCGCCGACGTCTGCCAATTCATTGTCAATGGCAATCTTTGTGAAGGTTCCTGTATCAATGGCCTGCGTAGCTTCCCGACTTCCCCCGCCCAGGCAGCGTTTGCGCCCGTCCTTGCTGATAGCCCAATCGCCCGCGCCCGTGCCATAGCTCATGAATTCCAGAGTTTCACCAATAATGAATACCCGTGTTATTTCTACTGCATTCGCCTTGATGAGCAGGGCATAGGTAGCATCACCGTCCAATACTCGCAACGATACACGTTTACCGGCGGCGCTGGGGGTAGGCAGGTTGAAATCACGGTTAGCGGTCAATCCCGCGATGGTTAGATCATAATGAGTGTATTCCGCCGCCGTAACATTGCCTGTGGTAACGGTTGTTGCACTATAGGCAAAAAGCGTTTCATCTTCGATCTGTGTGAATAAATCCGATTTCTGGATCGCACCACTATCGGGCGTAGCGCCCACATCCACAGACAACAATATCTGGTCAGTTGCCGCAAGCGTAGTCTGCGGGTTTTCTACGAATAGTTCGGTAATCTTTACGTTTGTCATGAGTCACCTATGCAATACACTTGAAATAATCAAACAGGATATACCCGCCGGTACTCCATATTTTTATAGTGTGTGGACCTGCCCCCAATGCTCCGCTATTCCAGGTTTCGGCGGTTTTTGTGCTAGAGCCGGTATTGGTATCAACATCTATGCGCGCCCCGCCATCTATAACAATATGCAATATCCCAACTTCATCCCAACCAATATACCCAATCTCACAGGATGTGCCGGGGAAATAAATATAAAGAACGCCGCCTGCGTCACCAGTTGTTTCGGTCTGGTTTTGTGTAACCCCGACAGGATACGTTTGCAATGCACCATGATTCCATAGGCCGTTGAAATAAATATTGTTATATTGATTGGGAGCAAATCCAGTTAGGTCAAACGGATAATACGGATAATAGATACTCGCCCCCTCCATCTCAGCGCCAGTAACGGCGGAGTTATAGTGCGGAGTGCCAACCAGCCCGTAGATATTGTCACGCACTTTCATGTTTGCTTCGAGTGTTTCGCCGATGTAATCATCGATCTTGCTGGTCTTGACCGCGAAACCTTGAAATACCAGGCCAGTTGTGAAATAGTCGTAGTCGTTTTCATTCTGGTATAGCAACAAAGATTCTGCTTCGGTAATGAGTTTCGAGTATAAACGAGCGTCTTTATAATATCCATTAAGGCGGGTTGGATATTGTGTGATCGATGGAACTTGTCCCACGTGAAGGGCTATACCCTCATCGCTGACGTATGCGCCGCTGGGAGATACTGTCTCGGTTACAGCGTGCGAAACACCGTTGACGAAAATCAATGGATTGTTGGCGGCGCTCGAATGATCGTATGAAACAGCAATGTGTATCCATTGATCGGTAAGGCCCACAAGCGGGGTATCGGTAGTTTCCCAATGTGCTTCCGCCCCACTGAACGCGGCGAATAAATGTACATCCCCGCCGCCTTCCGTGTAGACATAGAAACCGGCAATAGCTTCATCTGATACATCGCGCAACGTTTTGGATATTGCAGATTCGTGCAAAATCGAAATCATATACACCCAATATGATACCGTCATAGGGGCAAGGTCATCCACAAATGGACTGGGACTAAAATATAAATCATTCTGTTCATCACCTGCCGCCACCTTGCTATATTTCACAGCAATCGCCGACAGCCCCTTTTTGAACGAGTAATGTTCTTTCAAGCCCCACCAAAAATCGATCACACCGCCGGGAGTAATGCGCCAACGGATATTCTGGATCCGGTGGTACAGGTCTACGCCCGTCTCTGTATTGGAAATGTGCACGAGATCCCCCACGCGGTAATACAAAAACGCCAGCATGTGCTGGGTAGACACATTCGCGTTGAAATGCACCGCTTTCAATTTCGGGCTTGGGTTTTTGAGAAGGTCCACAATACTTTCCGCTTCGGCGGTCCCCGGTATCAAACTCAACTGGTATTTCTGGTCTAACACCATTTCGCGTGTCCCGTACTGCGCGATAGATACGCTATCCTCGACAATGTTTTCATCCGGCACATAAGTATAGATACCATTCCCGCGCGCCTGCAAAAATGTCACATAACAAGCTGCTGTTTCGGTGTAAACCGCATAACGCGCGGAATTCGAAAAGTATTCAACCGTCAAAGTAATATTGCCAGTATGATCCGTGCCCGTCCCGTCCGAATTGGCGAAGGCTTGATAATCCGTAGTCGCTACCGGAGTAACCATGTTGTAGCCGTTGATCTTTTGCTTGCGGTTGGTCGGGTCGGTGTATTTGATCTCCCATGTTTTCGTAACGCCAACGGGGATATACTTATACCAGCCGTTAGCGGTGGATACTTCGATCAAATCCACCAATGTATCATCTAAAGTTTTGGTGAACGCGCGCACTACGATCGTATTGAGAAGCTCATCGCCATAGAACGGATTGGCAGACAGGATCGCGGTAAACTCAGGCGATTGAGAATCTTCTGCTACCAGAAAACGCCCATCTTCTGCAATGATAAACCTGTCATCTTCCGTGACAATAAAACGGCTGGCAGATGCAAGTTCGGGGATAACTGACAACTCCGATAATCCTGTCCGGTCGTTCCGGCTTTCCACAACCAGCGTACCATCTCCTCGAACATAGATATAAGACATTTCAGATAACGCCAGCTTATCGAATTCGCTTATCGCGCGGGTATTGAGCGCGATGTTATCGAACACACGCTCGAACGTATAAGCACCCACACTGTAATCTGTGCCGGTCGGCTGGATAGGCATGATCGCCAGGATAGACGCTACCGCCTGTTCGATACGTTGGCTTGCCCCGACTGTGATGTCTTTGAGCGGGAACAATCCCGCATCATCCATAAAGTCCACAATTGTGACCTCGATCGAGCGCGGGCCATGTGGCAACTCAGACTGCTGGAAGCGGTCAACGCGACCATAGAATACAGTCTTTGGCGTGCCGTCATAGGTGACACGTACCCTGACAAACGTGCCCCTGGAGAAGCCCGCCAAAGGCGTCCCGCTGCCTTCCGGGTTGAACGTGAAAGCGGTATTTTTGAGCGTCAAACTCAGGGAGCCTACACCTGCTGTCCTATCGATGTCAGAATCCGTGAGAATGCCATAGCCTTCGCAGACAATATCGCCAATGACGTAAGCGGAAATATCAGTCCATACTGCGCTCAGATAGGCTTCGATTTCTACATCTTCTGGATAATACGTGGTCATTATCCCATTACCTTCGAGAATTCCATACCGATATATTTGGCAAGCGTTTTCAATTGCTGATCACTCATCCCGCCGTTATTATTTTGTCCGGGCGGGGTAACGCTCACCTGCTCGCCAGATGAGACACGCATCGGGAAAGAATCGCCTGAGAAGCCCGGGGGGACAGTGAACGAGCCGCCAGAAGCGAAGCCGTGAACGGGAGTGCCTACTGAAACATCTGCCGGTGCCGCTGAGTTTCCGGCAAATGGGTTATTGGTAAAAAAGTCCTGCGTTACGGACCGCCACCAATCCATAATTCCATCCCACCAATTCATGAATCTATCCCCGATGATGGTTGTTTGATTTTCAATCCAATCTCCAAATCCTGTGAAAAAAGATTTCCATTGTTCGATAGCTTCTTCATACGAACCAGAAACTTCAACTCCCCAAAAACCAGCAAACCAGCCAGCTAGAAATTCACCAGCAGCAATAATCGGACTAGTAATAATACTTGTCCAATCAAAGCCATCTGAAATATCTTTGCTTATACCAAACATCTGACGCAAGAATTCACCAAATTTTATGCCATTGGCTGTCCAATCTACGCTCTCTATTGCGGTAACAATTCCATCGGATATTGATTTTCCTACTGAAAGCCAATCAATTTCATCTAACCATTTTATAAATTTATTCCATATATCAGCTAGAAATTTATCAATTGCAGCTAAAAACTCCTCAGTTGTTGGAGGGTCCTCAAAAAAGGCAATGATTTTGTCAAGAGTAGGCAATAATTTATTCTCGACCCAGGGTACCGCCTCGTTAGTAATCCAGGTTGTAAATCGCTCTAGCCCCGCCTGGAATTCGGGAGATAAAATCAAATCCTTGAAGTGTCCTACCAAACTTGTCAGTAAAGGCAAAAGCGCCGCCCCTATTGTTTCTTTGACATTACCTAGCGCGTTTTTCAGGATCTCCAATTGCCCGGCGAACGTGGAACCTGCCGCGCGCGCAGACCCGCCGAACTCCGTCTGCAACTCTTTCAGGATGAACGCCTGCGCTCCGGCAACATCTCCCGCCTCCACCATGCTTTCTATCATCTTCTTCTGTTCGTCGTTGAAGTTGACGCCAACGCGCCGTAGAGCCGTCACGCCTAGAACCGGGTCTTGTAACGCCTTGCCTAACTGGATTGCAGACGATTTCAAATCCTGCCCCAACGCCTGCGACATATCGAGCATGACTTCGGTGGCTTCCGGGAATATGTCCTTGCCGATATTGGTGAAGGTGAGTAAAAGATTCTCCCCGCTAATTATGGCTTCATCTTCGAATTTTGTAACGCCGCTCAGGGTATCCGCCAGGCGATTGACTTCATCGGCGGTGACGCCCGCAATCCCGCCGGTAGATTCCAGTACCGCGTTGAGTTGCGCTTGCACGTCCTGTGCTTCGGCAGCAGCCTGCACAGAGTCGAATATGCCCTTGCCAAGCGCCACCGCGCCAGCAGCGGCGGCAATGAAACCAGCTTTGAGCACAGTACCGGCAATGTTGCCAACAGACTGCATAACACCACCCAGGCCCGATGTGCTGCTGGTCGCATCCGTCAAGCCCTTATGGTATTTGGAGCTATCCAGCCCGAGTTCAACCCAAAGCGTCGCAACTGTGGTCATTTTTACATTCCCATCGCAAAGATATTGAGCGAATGCACCGTGCAGTCATCCGTATCGTTGGTATTCCCTACGAACAATTCCAGATAATCATTGGTTGCCAGCGATGTCATTACGTGCATAGCGGTACTGCGTATCCCGGAAGCAGTAGTAGCCTGCACCAAAACTTTCGACGAGGCTAACACCGCTCCCGTTTTGGCTATCCCGAATACAAACGTATCGTTTGCACTTGCGGGCGCAATGCTGATCGTACAGGCCACATGGAATGTCCGCGTAGTTGTTCCGGTATAGCGTAATCTTCCATTGTTCGCGCCGCCATTATCGAATTCCTTATCGTTATCCAATGATGTTACCGGAGCAGCCTTCACCATATTCGTGCTGCCGTCAGATTCCGCCGTAATCACAACAGTCGTGCCGGTCATACTAAAATAGCTTATTTCTCCCATCGGCAACATCAAGCGGGTATCGAAGAATGATTCACCGCCAGACGCGCGCAAGCCGAGATTAGAAAGCAGGGTATCAATCGCTATGTCGTTTGCTTGTTCGGTAAGCGCATCCTGTTTGCCGTTGAACGTGCTCCAATTTGCGCTTGATAATGCACCGGCGGCAGATGCAGACGCGAGCCCCAGAGACAACACCTGCTCGGACAATGACAGGCCGTTGGCCGTACCGATGGTTAATGCAGAATGAGAATTAGGGTCAAGCGCTGAAACTGAAACGGTGATCGGGGTAGATGTTACCGCCGCCGCAATAGATGAATTTGTAACAGCGGCCGAAACAGGCGTAGAGCCTACAGATGCGGTGACGGTCGTTTCAGAAACAGCAGCCGAGACAGGAACAGAAGTCACCGCAGCGGCAACCGTTGTTTCTGTTACCGCCGGGGTAATGACTGTCTCTGTGATCGTCGCCGTTACTGTCATGTTATGGGTAGGGCTTGACTATGAATGTCCCGGCCAATACGCGCCGGGTGGTAGTTCCAGTTGTCCAGGCCAAATACCAGCGATGTGAGCCCGAGCCGATAGCGGTGATTTGCGCATCGGTCAGGCCAAGAGTGATCTGACCTGTGGCTAGATTGGTATTGGTGACAGTAATGTCGGTGGTGGTTGCGCCATGTTCCACTTTGGATACAAATGTATAGCCCGTCAGCACAATGTCAAAATCAATCAACTGCGACAGGTCATCCCCCAATCCAATTTCGATGTTTAGTTCACCGGGAATCTGTTGAAAATCGGCCATTTTTATTCCTTCGTCAAAATTTTGCCACCAAGAGCCACCGTTAAAGTTTTAGCGAAGTTGATCGCGCCTTCGATGCCTTGCTCTTGTTCTTTCGGTCGCTCGAATTTCGGCATAAAGTCCTCGATCGGCATTGCCTTGTGTCCCTTGCGGCGGTTGACGTTAGCGACCGTGCTGGCGGTGATCGCGTGCCCGAAGTATCCTGCCTCAGCACCAAATGGTTCTATAGCATAAAAGGCAAGCCACTCCGTAAGCTCTTCGCTGGAGATGCGCGCGAGCAGTTCGGCGCGCGTCATCCCCAAGGCTAAGGCGAGTCGGAAGGTGAATCTTCGAAAGGGTCTTTTTCGAGACTCTCCGCGAGTTCTTCGACATCCTTATGACCGATGCCAGAGAGACGGCAGGCGACATCGAACACCAGCTGCAGGGCGGCGGCGGACTTGGCACCCAGCACCTTCGTATCAGCAGGGGTGAACAATTTATTCCCGTCTTTATCGCAGGCAGTTAGAGAGACCAACTTGGCGCGGATGTTCGTCGTGTTGGTCTGAACATTCTTGCCTTTGGTTGAAACAATAGCCGTCTCAAAAGCATCCCGCTCCGTGCCGGTCATGCCTTCAACGTACACGCTACCGCCCCAAAGTTCCACATAGACTTCTTCGATTTTGATATCTTGCGCCTGTAAGATCTGTTCTCTGGTCAGCAATGTTTTAACTTTGGCCTTAGCCATTTCGATACTTCTTTCTCCCGTCATGCGGGGTAATTAAACTAACGTCATCGAGCCCGAAGGTTTTAATGTCACAGAAGCGGTCAATGCGCCTTCGTGCGGCATGGAAGGCTCGAAGCCTACCACGTAGGCCGAAAACGTCCATTCGGTCGTAGCCGCATCTGGGAATTTCAGGGTGTACGTGGTCGCCGTGCGGTCCGCCAGATCATCCAACAAGCCGCCCGTTGCATATTTGTGGGTTGCGTTTGCGGGATCATAAACAATATCGAATGTCAGTTCCCCCGAGCGCAGGATAGATACCACAACTTCTTCCCACGCGCCAGTACTGTCGTGGCTGGTTACGTCCACCGTATCAGCGGACAAACCAGGTCCAGAAAAACTCTGCACTTGCGCGATAAGCGTACCAGCGCCGGATGTGCCGCGATATAACTGAGTTCCATAAGCATCATATTTAGCCATTGTTCATACTCCTATACAAGCGTTGGCACAGATGAAATTTTGACTGTCACAGAAGCGGTCAACGCACCCTCTACCGGTTCGCCCGGCTCGAAGCCATTCACATATCCATTGAAAGCCCAGGTCGTATTGGCCGTATCAGGGAAGACAAGCGAGAAGTTTGTCAACGTCCTGTTTTCCAGGCGAGTCAGCAGCCCGGCGCCGCCGGTAGCATCGTGCGTGTCTGCGGCAGGATCATAGACAATATCCAACGTGACTTCCCCCGAGCGCAGGATGCTCACTACGACTTCTTCCCAGGCGTTTGTACTGTCATGCGTTGTCACATCAACAGTATCAGCAGCCAGCCCCGGCCCGCTGATAGTCTGCACCTGTGCAATAGTTGCGAGTGCTACCCCTGCGGTCGTGTCGTTTGATGTAGCATCGTCGGTCAGCCCGCCGCTGGTATCATCGGCATACGCCAGGTTGAGCGTTGCATCATTAGCGGCGGCAACCAGGCGGGTGACGATAACGTTCGGCCCATTTGCCACCACCGAAAACAGAGCAGTTATATTTGCGTCCAGGTTCATTGCGGTAGCTGCTTTGGTTGCTACCGTAGTTGCCGCGTCGCCATTGCTCACCGCTACAACTGTCGTGATCGGCGAGCCGGTCATACCGGAAGCGGTCAAGATGAAATTTGCATTACCTGCCGTGACAGTCGTTATTACAACGACGGCAGTCTCGACCTGGTTAGTTCCTATTTTTAATGCAGTCCCGTAAGCATCGTATTTAGCCATATTGCTCCTTACCCGTTCTGTCCGATGAGCACATCGGATGAACGCCTGAATAATTGCGCGTCTGGGTCGTAGTTGCCGCGCGTGTTGACTACAAAAGATGATCCGGCGGTAATACTACCAATCGTGCCCCGGTAGCCAGAAAGAGCCGTCTTGATTGCCGCCGTGCCGGAGTTGGCAGTACTTTTCGCATTCGAGTACACGTCAACCTGAAAGAGTGTTCTGTCCTTCAACTCGCCGTCGTGTGCATATTCCATGCTTTCAGTAATGGTGCGGATAATGGCAAACGGGTAAGTTACGGTGACGCTCGCATCAATCCGGTCGATGTAAATCCGGGTATTAGTTGCGCCGAATGCAGTCAGTATCCCAGCTTGCGTTAGAAGAAATGTCCGCAAGGATGACTCAGCGTCCGCCATTGAATTTCTCCGTTACTTTTGTCTTGAATGCGGCTGATGCCGAACGATTAATATTGCCTTCGTTGCCGAATGCGGACGGTCTCACAAATGGCTGAATGGGGTAATTGGGTTTCGATGTCACGCCGAATTCGATAGCAGGCGCGTATGTTGTTTCCGGGCCGATGTGATCTATTACGCGCTGATCGTTGGCTTCCTGGATGTGCTGCTGTACGCTGTTTTTTGTGTCAGATGTTTTTACCGGCACCAAGCGCCGCTGTACGTTGATAATTTCGAATGCGGCGGGCTTCTCGATGTCTAACAAGTCATTAGCATCCAAGCCAGCAGCCTGGAGCACTCGCATAACGTCTTTTGCATTGACTTTGATGCCGTTCACGATGGCTCCAAAGTAGTCAAAAGTGCCGCCCTGCAAATCGCAAGCGGGGCAGTGTCGGCTTCAACGTAAATATATTTGAATGGATGCAGTTTACAAGAAACGTGACCGCAATCATACAAAGTTACTTCAACAAATGCAGACTTGCCACTGAGTTTCTCGACTACTTCCCACGCATCACGAATATCTTGGCTCGGCTTCCATATCAATGGTAATTTTTGTACGCCCATGTAAGATCTGACGAGCGCGTCGATTTTGTCACCTGCTGGCATGTTCAATATTTCATCTTTATTCATTAGATTTGCACTTTCTTTAGAGCGCACACATAGCCGAATGTGCCCCGGCCCTGAATGCCAATGATCTCGAATGTTGCATCTACAAATGCGCTATCGCCCCAACGCCCCGTTATGGTGAACCTGTTTCCGCGCGCGGGCGCGGTCGAGCCTGCAAAGCGCACCTCAGCGGAAATCTGGTCAACATCCGCAAAGTCTTTCCATTTCTCTTTATCCGGCGCGTCTGTGAATGAACAAGCCAAAGTAGTTGACGTGGTAGTCACCACCGGCTGGCCGTATTCATCCAGGCTGGCTACGGTGTCCTGTAGCAGGCTGCCAGTATCGCCGTAAAAATGTTCGACGGTTTTGCGTTGCAGTTGTTTGGCGAGCCGGTTCGAGACAAGCGCAGGCATTACGGGCTCCCATCATAAACTGCCGTTTCATCGGTCTCTTCGGTAGCCACGCGGTCGGCACTAGTGTATTGGTAACTATCCGCCCGGTAAGGCAGGCTGATGGTAGCCGTAGCTGTCACGCCGCCCAGGTTGATCCCGAATTCCTGTGCTTTCAATTTCAGCAAGTTTTCGAACCCCTTGCGTGCTTCTGCGTTAGAGACGCGCAGCCAATCTTTATAAAAATCAGGACTGGAAAGCTGGGTGATGATATAGCGGATGCAGGCGATGGATGCCGCGCCTACCGAGCCTTCAATAGTCAGTAGTGCGGTGATGGTTTCATCGGCCAGGTACGCGCCGTCTTCATTGGTATCCCCTACGTGGAAGCGGACCAAAGCTAAATCGGTAGACAGGTTGGTCGCAAAAGTGAATGTCATTAGCAAACCACCGTCCAAATATCCACACTGTCACCGTTATTAGCTTGCGCTATTGTAACTTTGATCTTGTCTCGCACCAACGGCGCAAGCACGTTGCTGTCAGTAATTGCAGCGTTGGCCGTAGAGACTGCCCCCAGGCGCACAGGGAAAAATCCATCTGTCGCCGCGTTGGAAATCGTCAGTAACGTGCGCCCTGGCATAACGCCCCCAGTTGTTTCGATGGTGACATCGGTTGTGCCCGCAGGAGGAGAGTCGTTATAACGAATGTAGAAACCGAGCAAGTTCCCGGTAATGTATTCCGCGCCTGTTGCGTTATTGGTTGCCACCCCTGCGCCACCCGCGCCCACGCCAGAATTAAGCGGACCTATTGCTTCAATAGTCATCATGGTTTCACCCTATCGCGTGAGCGATGCCCAGGATAACAGCTGAAACCCCTACCAATACTTCCAGGTAGGGCAGACCTACGCCCAGATATAACAGGCCAATCAGCAGGAAGAAAACAACTGTGCATATTCTGAGTAGCATTATTTACTCCATAAAGGGCGGGCATTGCGCCCGCCCTTTATTATTTCTTTTCGACTGGCTTGCTGGTTTCTTTCGGCGCGTTTTTGCTTTGTTCGATCTGCGCTAACCAATACTCGCATTCTGCAATAGCGCCAAGAGTTGAATTGCCGTTCGCTTCTATTTGTTTGAGCAATGCCTGCAATGTAGCCAGCCGATTTTCGAGTTTCTCTTTATCCATTGCAACCTTATGATGGAGCAGTGTCCCAGAGTTTGATATAGCGGGTCGCAGTGCCGATAAGCACTTTAATCCATCCGCTTTGAGTGCCCGCATTCGTCTGAGTAGACTTAGCGGGCAGTTCATCATCGGGGAGCCAAAGCAGATTGGTAAACCCGTTTGCCGTGTTGGTCAAATGCAACAGAGATTTAGTCACGCCTGAGGCATTCTCGACATTGATCGCCGAAACATCTTCTGCGCTCACGTCTGTCACATTCGATTGCACCGCCAGGAAAATAGAAGCAGCTACGCCACCTGATGTGAATGTTTCCCCATTCAGCAAAAGCTTTGCCCATATCGGGAAAATGCCAACGGCGGGATCGCCTGCGGCACTTAGTACCGTTGCGCCTGCATCAACTTCGGCAATTGCCTGTAAAGCAAACAGGCTCTTGCACGACGCGCCAGAGTCCATGAATGTAAACAAGCCAGCGCCCAAAACTTCGGCCACGCCGGTAGTATGGAGCTCGCGATAGTCGGTGTAAACCTGTGCCGGAGTTGCTCCTACAGTACCGGTGAAAGCAATCCAACCCGAAGCACGAGTAGGAATGACGCTTGTACCGCGTATAACGTTGGTATTGTCTGCCAAAGTCATGCTCGAAAAGTTGAGCGGGTGACTGGTCGGCGTAATGCTGGAAAGATCGAAGCCCTGTTCGGAAATGACCGGTCCCGAGAAAGTAGTATTAGCCATTAGATTTTCTCCTTTGTGGATGAAAATCCACGACTAAGTAACGGCATGACCGAATAACCAGCGAGAATCGTCCCATCCGAAGCTAAATCTCATATATCCTGAATAGCTAGCTCTCAGGTTGAAATCGCTCGACGGGTCGAGCATCAATTCAGGCAGAACGCGGTTGAACCAAAGCAGATGCTGCCGCGCCATTGCACTGTCGATCATGAACCAGTTATTTGCATCGGTGAGATACGGGTCAACCACGACGCCCATACCACCAGCCATGAAGCGCAGCGCGTTGGCATCGTTGTCAGCGGAGCCGGGCTTGCCAATCGCCTGGACGATCTCGAATGCAGTCCCCTGCAAGGCAGTAGGCACATACAACGTGTCGTAGATGATCGGCATAGGATTGCCCCGGTCATCGTTCATATCCTGCCCCGCGATCAGGGTCGTTTTGACCGCAGTATAGGACAAAGCAGTCGTGCCCGCGTTATCGTAAGTGCTACTTGAGTTTTTGTTAACCGGATGTGAGTCTGAGCAAAGCGCCACAGCATCAGCGCCCACATAGGACCCGGAAAATGCGTTATTGAACACGCTTGACGCATAGTAAGCGCGGGTGCGGCCAAAGGACAAGCCCAGGCTGGCAGCCTTGCGGCGGATCTGCAGGGTCTTGTTATCATCGAGCAGTTTCCGCTCGAGCGATACGGCAAGTTGATACTCTTTGTGCGTGAAGGTGGTTTCGTACAACTCAGAAAAGCTGTCATAGCGCAGCGAAGCCGAAGCGCCTTCGGCAGTCGAAGCGTTGTATTCAGGAATGAGCCCAAACGCGCCCAAACCCTGCGAGTACTCTACCGATGAAGTAGAACCTTCGATCCCATAGAATTGAAAAGCGGGGGATGCAATCCGGGGATTGAGCATCTCCTGGTCCCATTCTTTGCGGACGATAGGCAGGACGAAGCGAGCCATTTCCTTAGTGTTGATAGGTGTACTCATTTCATCCTCCTAGAACGCAGCCAGTTTGCTGAGTACGATGTAAACAGTCAATCCGGCGTCTTCGGTTTTCCACACAGACGCGCAGCCACCGGACGAATCCCCGTAGTCAAGTGAGCCGTCCGTATTGAAATCGTAAGTCTTGCCGCTGAATCCTGCGGCAGTAGATGCGTCCGCATCAGACGTGCCTTTGATGACATCGCCGGGGCGCAGTAGCATGACCTTGATCGGATCGGCAGCGGTTGCAGCGGCGGCAGTCTTTTCAGCAGCCAGACCGATAGGCAGAACGACGCTGGCAGTCGCTTCGTCAACCTGGCCGGATGACATGATAAGCAGCGTGCCAATCTTAGTTTCAAGACTGGATGTCGCTTCGAGAGCAGTGATAATTGGGGGTCCAAAACCAAACAGGTTGGTAGTGTACTCCCAGGTATAGGTAGGTGCAGCCATTAGTTATTCTCCAATACCCCGCTTAGGGGGTTTCTCCCCGTTTTACGGGGTAGGTTTATCCTTATACTTGGCGTAGTCTTCAGCGGACATTCCGAAGTTGCGAGCAACTTCTAACTCTTCCGGCGAGAGCTCTACGCCCTTCTGTGCTCCGCCGCCCTTCTTGCCCGCCCCGATGTCGAACGTTGGGGATTTGGCAAGTAGTGCGCGGTTACGTGAAATCCAGCGAAGTTGTGCTTCCGTTGAAAGCTCGTCAGGGATAAGCCCGCGCCGGTCTGCCGGAATTTCTTCGATAGCGGAAGCAAGCGTTTCTTTCAGCGTTGTCTCGTAAGCTTCCAGCTTTTCGGCTTTTGGTTTCGCGTCAGACAACTCGGCAGCGGTCTTTTCATACAACGCTTTGTAGTCTTGCGCTTCCTTGAGCCGTTTCGTTTCAGCTTCCTGGCCGGCTTTTTCCTGTGCGGCTAAACGCTTCTCCAAATCCTTGCGTTTCTGGACTTCCTCGTCTAACCGTTGCTTTGGAATCATGAGTTCCTTATCGGCGTTTTTCGTCTCCGCAGACGATGGTTCTACATGCTCCGATTTTGCTTCTTCCTGATTATCAATGTTCTGGCTTTCATCTTTCGCTGACATTACAAACTCCCTTCTTCGTTGGTATCGCGTAACGACGCGGTCGGGGAAATAAAAAGCACCCTTGTTCATCCACTAGGGACAAACAAGGGTGCTTTATGAGCCTTGTATAATTGCGGGGGGCCCGAAGGCAAGCCGCTATTTAACTATATTGTATCATATTTTCTATTCTGTATCTTTATACACAACCCCTACAATTGTGTCATTCTCGCCTATCGGCTGGACACACACATCCTGATACTTTCCAAGCCGATAGCGCTTTTCTATAGCGTCCACAAAAAGCAAGAGCGCGCGCCGTATTACCGTCCAAAATTCCCGGTCTGTCATCTTATCCATCCAATCAGTGCCATGATTCCCAAAACCAGGATAAACAGCCATGCAATCGTTGAGTACATCGTACCGACCCAATAAAAGACAGGCTTTTTCACTTGTACCACCTTCCCGATTTATTTGGCGGGCTATAGCCGCATGACGGGCAAGCAGAGAACATCACGCCGTCAAAGTTGGTAGTCTGTCCACAGTTGCGACAGGTTGATTTTTCTTCTGCGTAACTCGCCGTACGTTGTGATAAATGGCCCATTGCATGACGAACACAAAAGCATTTACCGTATAATTCTTTTGGATAATCATCGGCCCAAAATCCAAAAGTTATTACGCCGTAATTTGTGCAATCACCTTCATCGCAAATGTGTTCAGGATACATAAGAATTGCTTCCTATTGATTTACCGTGTAGTATTGCGCCGCGTCTTCACCCAGCGCACCAAGTAGGGACGACTCTACCACTTGGCGGCCAAATGTCGGATCAGTATGTTCACCCACAAAACTTGAAATCGGTGTCCCAGCCTGAAACGCCCGCCACTTGGCAGGGCTATTCACAAACGACGCCTGCTGTCTCTGGCGTTCGGGAGAGAGCGAGTTGAACCACTCTTCGCCAGTGGTAAACGGCACGAATTGCCGATTTCCAGGCTTGCTGTCAGCTTGCATAAATGACGGCCCATCTGGATTGCCGATTGTAAGGTATTCTTCACTACAGAGCCCATTGTAATGATCATCTACGCGCTCGCCCAATTCCATCCGTGTGCCATGCAGAGCAATACAGGTAAGACAGGTTCTGTCCTGCAAAGCTGAAACCCGAATTTTACCTAAAATATACTGATTATTTTGCAGTTCCATAGCAACAGACGCATCCCGATAACTCGTGACCTGTAATGTCCTCGTCAACGTCTCCGCCACCCGTACCGGCATGTTTTGTGCTAAGTGCCGCAACTGTGACGCGGTGTACTTTGGCCCCCAGCCTTCCTGGATGCCTTTCAGGATCGTCTCTCGCGTCAGTGCCGCGTAGCCCTCCCCCCAGCCTTCCATCCGTTCTATCCATGACGCACTCTCTACATAGTTTGTAGCAAAGTTCAACACAGTCGGCACGTTCCATATTACCCCGGCGCGTTTCGTCTGTGCGATGTAAACTGCCAGCCCTGCCGGTGAGAGTGGGTCTCCCCCACTCTCGGCAATCTGACGGGTAACATCCAGAAACACCTTAGCGGTCACGGCAGAGATAGCCAACGTTTGCCCGCTCGCCTGAATATCATTGTCGCTGCCGGTGATAAGCGTTTGCGAGGCGACAAAGGTGCGTTCGTAGTCATTCAATGCTTTTTGCAAGGCGGCATTGTCCGCATTCATCCGCGCGTCGCTATCTGCCAGCCTGTCCGCTTCTTCATCCAACTCCCTGAGTGAACGTTGCAATTGCGAACCAGGCGCGTTCGTGATGGATTTGATTTGCGCAAGCATTTTCCCCGCCGTCTTTGTATAAGCGCGGTCGAGAGCAATGTTGGCGCGTTCGGTGATGGAAAGCGGGCTAGGCAATTTTCACCTTCGGATAATCTGGATCGCCAATACGATATGTCCGGCTCATGCGCGGTATGTGATTTTCGCACCCGTAACGCCGCTCACCATAGTACTCAAATTCGCACCACGGACTATTAGAGTAAATTTCAATTATATCCCTGGCTGCACTCATGGCTAGATTATCGCATTTATCACATTTTGGCCGTCTCATCCTAAATCCTTTCTACACTCGATTTCCAACCAGCCCACCAGCCACCAATGCACCAAAGTTGAAACTGCCCTGAGTCTTGGCATTCTCGATTTCGTCATTTATATCATCCTGCGACATACCAAGCAGAACGCCGATACGTTTGATATAAAACTCATCAGCAAACAAACCCGGCGATTTCTCGCGCAGCGTTACTAGCGTTGCTATCCGCGCATTGACATCCAACAACTCCGGCGATTTCCAGATGACATTGACTGTACTAAATGCCGGCGCGTTCTCACCTTCGAATGTGTTCTGGATTTCAGCAGTCAGCGTTATCAACTCTTTGATTGCGTCCGTGTTCTGGTGCTGGAACCGCTCTACCTTGCCGAGCAAGCCGATTTCTAGCTGTTTCAACGCTTCGCCGCTCAGGTTGCCCTCAGCCGTCACGCCGTAGATTGGCGTCTGGGTTACCTGGCTGATTTGTTGCACTTCGCTTTCTATCTGGTTGACATATTGTGTAATGTCTGCACCGGCGAATGTGCCAACATGAGCGGCCTTCAAAAACTCAACCTGTTCCTGAGTAGGACTGGAAATTAGATTTCCACTAGAATCCTTAAGCGTCATATTAATGACCGCTCCGGGTACAATCCCATCCAGTCCAATCTCAAAACCAATAGACCACAACCGCTGAAACGCCGATAGCTTTGATGCCATGATTTTGTCGTGCTGAATTCCATTGAGTGAATCCTGTAATGGAATAGCTGGCCTTAGCTCGCTTTCTCCGTAACTGGTATAGTTGTCAAGCTGGTTGGCAAGATGCACAAGCGGCAGTTTTCCCGACTTTACCGGCCAGGGTCTGGAATTAGACATTTCTATTCCGTCCGGCAACATTTCATTTTCTTCTACTTCTCTGCCTATTGGCACGACATCATCCGACCTGACTTCCTGTCCACTCTCGTCACCTACCCAATAGCTAATCATGCCAGGCTGATATACCACTACCTTAATAACTGCTTGGCTAGTATCCGCTGCTGCTACGTCCTGCGTATCCGCTTCGCTCCACAGTTTACAGGCCCACATCGGCTTACGAGTCATCTCATCAAAAATAACGACCATCCCGCTGAACCCATCATAGGAAGGTTCGGAAGTCCATAGTTTTGTGTCAGTGTCAACCATGACATAAGAGTCACCATCTCGCGCCGCACCACGCCACCATTCGATCTGCTGCGCGTCAAAGTCGTTGCGCGTCAACGTTTCTTTTAGCCAATCCGCAGCGCCATCGTTATCAACAGCAATATTAGATACGAATATTCGCCCTACCATCTTGTCAATAATAACCTTACAGTAATTGACATTAAGTTCGGAGAATCCGGTATCATCTTCGATCAAGCGCAGCATTTTCCGCATCTCTTTAGTCATGTTTGCGCGATGGTCGCCCCGCTCGTAATCACGGAATAACCTTATTTGTGCTCCCCGCTGTTTAATCGCCTGCTTCCACGAGTTGCGCGCATCGATGGATGCGGCAAGCGCCGGATCGGTATGCTCGAGAGCACTGACAATTAAGCCGCTGTTATCAGTAGACATCATTTACCACCTTTGGAGCCAAAAGTAAGTCTCATTTCTTTACCACAATCATCACACTTGAAAATATATTCGTCAGAAGATTTCATTTCAACAAAAGTAAAGTTTGTGCAGATAATATGTGGATTGAAAACAAATTCGCCGGTATATTCGCCCAAACTTGCAACTTCTTTGATAAAATCCCCGTTCTCGTTTTGAATTTGAAAAGTACCTGCATGATGCTTTGCCATAATAACTCCTATCGAAATATGTCAATTGTTTTATATCTATCGTCACGGTCGCTTTTGTACATAACTTGTATCTCTTGCGCTGGCAAATTCCATTCTAATGACCGCAAAAAATCGATAAATGCGTCAATGTCAAAATGATTGAAACCAGCACAATACATAACTCCCGTAACGGTTGTTGTTTCTGCCAGATTTGGACCAAACCCATAACGCTGCTTGCCGACAGTTGTTATCCATTGGTTTATTTCGTCAATCCTGTCATACAGCACGCTGTGTACAAGAATTACGTTTGTATATGAGCTCATCTCAAAACCTATCGAAATCCTGGCCGGGTCTCTTGTTCCTGTTTGCCGCGAATGTAATTCGTCACAGTTGCGTTTGTGTTGATTTCCACTACAATCATATCATCTTCGTAAGCATAGCGCAGCCAATCGATAAAATGATTGTTATAGTCAATCGGTTGCGGTATTGGATTGCCGTTTTTATCTTCTTTCCACTTATACTGTCTCAGTTCGCCCTGTTCATTCACAAGCGTTTTATCTACAATAATCTTGTGTTGTTGTAACCACTGGATACCATGCAAAACGCTGTCCTTGCCTTTGCGAGCGCCGATAGCATTTACCCCATAATTCCGCAATTCCTGGATGGACTTAGGCTCGGCGCTATCCCAAACAATGCGTTCGTTTCCTATCATCCCCATGACTTCCTTTGCCAGCAGGTCGTTAGTAAGTCCTGATTGATAGAAACCATCGAACACATAGATTTCTTTGCGCTTGCGGTCGTAGTGCGTTCGACCAAATGCGGCGGGGTCATTGCTAAATCCGAAGTCCCCCCCGTTGCGCCGATTGGTGAACTGGTCTTGCATCCCTGATAAATCACGGATCTCCCAATTATTGAAAATGACATTGCCGAGCACCCCCCAATTCCCATATGTATAAACATCCCGATAATATTTATCTGTTTCGCCCAATAAGTCATTTATATCCTGCTCAGTCAAAAAGCGATTGTGAATATACCAAGTTTTGAGTATGCTCAATTCATCGCTGTTATATTCTGTCTGCTCTTCTGTCCAACCAAGCGGAGCAAAGAATTCCTTGAAAATCCAATGATCTTGCAAAATAGGGTTGAACGTCAAATGAATACGTTTACGGATTTGTTCATCTCCACCGCGTTGCCGCTTCTTGAGTTGCTTCAAGTCATCCCAAGCCGCCTGCGTAGATTCTTCAATCCAAATATCAGTCAAGACTCCCTTTGGAAATGTAATTGATTTGATCTTCTCCAAGTCATCCAGCCCCTTGAAAACAGCCTGATACCCATTTTGGCAAGTAATAACCATATTGCTCTCATTGACTGAAAACAACTCACCCACATTCCATTCATCAATGATGCGCTTGACTTCGACAAAGGTACTATATCGACTGTCTTTTGCAATCTTACGACAAACGAGATAGTTTCGTCCCCCATTGAGCAAATCATAAATGACTTGCTGCGCCTTGAATTTGCTCTTGCCAGATGAAGCGCCCCCGTAATTGATTTGCAACCGTGACGAATTGTCCAGATATGGCCTATATATATCATTGAACACGCGTGGGTCAATGGATACCCAAATATCAGGCTTCGTTTTGGTCGCTACCATCTAATGTTACCTTGATGACTTTCATCTCGCCTTTGACATTCAACTCATCCGGCACTTTCCCAAATGCAATCTCCAAGAACTCCTTTTGCCGTCTCGGGTCCCTGCTCATCTGCAATAATATCGCCTGCACTACCGTGATCCTGTCATCAATGCCGGGTATGGCTATCTCTTGCCCCTTGTTGTCTTTAGCAACGTCAACGGCGATCTGTTTCGCAAGCTCTCGGAGCGCGTCAAAGGAACGCGGACGGCCCTTGCGATTAATACGCGGGTCTTTCTTCTTGCCATCGTCAGGCTCGAATGGCTTCAGATTGTCTTTGGCGTTAGGGTTGTTAGCCATTTATCACAGTTCCATCACAGTACCATTATTCAATCCGCTTGATTTCGAGAGCGGGGAAGGCTTGCGACATGCGTTCAAGCGCTACCGCCACGTATGCTGGACTTATTTCTATTGCCCTTGCTTTTCGCTGTAAGTTCTCGCAGGCGACCAGTCCCGTACCTGTTCCGCAAAACGGTTCATAAATAACTTCATCCCGGTTGGTGAAAGTCTTTATAAAATGCTCGGGCAAGTCAAGCGGGAATGTTGCCGCGTGTAAGTCTGCGTTCTCGTTGTGTCTTTGTGGATTACCGTCATAAACATTGTGAACCATGCCGCGAAATTCCCGCGTACCGATTGCTCGCGTACCATTGCCGCCGAACACCAAAACGAACTCGAATCGGCTATCCATGACACGCAGCGCCTGCTGCGGCGCTGCGTGTCCTTTATCCCAAATTGCCACATCTGCAAACTTTTCTGAGTAGTTGTACCAATACTCTAAAAACGCGTGTTTGTTCCCTGATAAAACCTGGATATTGACAAAGACATAATCACAAACAGATAATGACAAATCCGTGAACTTGCAAAGCAAATCTAGATAAGCGGGTTCGGTCTGGTTATCGTCGTACTCATCTTTATAAAGATTGTCGTCAATGCTGGTGTTTCCGCGCAACTTAGCGGAAACACCAGCATTGTATGGCGGACTTGTAAAGCACATTGAAGCCCGCTTGTTTTCCATCACCCTCGCCACGACCACCGGGTCTGTGCAATCCCCACAGATAAGTTTATGATTTCCAATCTGCCACAATTGCCCCGCTTCTGTTTGCCATTTCTCTTTGAGTTCTGCGGCTTTGTCCGTTTTAGGCTCAGCATCTTTTGCTGGCTTTTCGCTCTCTATGAAATTAGATAAAGCCGCAATGTCAACCTTCCACTCTTTCAGCAAATCGTCATTGAAACCGAACTCGCCCATATCGGGCCACTGGTTTGCAAGAATGTCCCATGACCAGCTTCCGCCTTCCAGGTTCGCCGCGATGTTGGCTTCTCTGGCCGTCTGCTCATCCCAATCGACCAGCCGGTAGGCATAGCGCTTATCTTGCCAGATGATAAAGCCGTGCGCAAGCGTCCCCTGTTCGTCCGGCTGCTCATATCGCTCCACGATAACAGGCTCCGAGCCTTCGCCAAATATCACCATGCGCTGATTGCCACCAATAATACTGTCGTCTCGCTGATTGTGGACCACGCCAGATAAGTCACCTAAACGCGCGAGCTTATCCCGTAGCCGCGTAAGTTGTTTCTGTGTGATTTGGCGCGGGTTCAAAGCGTAATGTTTCATCCTACCCCAACCCGACCAGCAGCACCAGCGCACTAAATATATTCATTCGTAACTCTCCCAGCAGGCCCCGCTCGCCGCTTGCTATTCTCGCGTCCAGCCTAACAGCGGGGTACGCACTGAACGACGCCCACCTTGCAGGCGTTTACGGCCATACACGAAAAATAATAGAGCCATTTCTACAATGGCTCTATTATACTACCTTGCATTAAAAAATGAGCGGCTTTCTTTCTCGCCGCTCCCTTAGCTTGCCTTGCCGAACCTGAAACCAACCAAACCGTGCCCGGCCCAACACCACCTTACCATACCCTTACCTTATATAGATATTATATCACAGATTTTTTATCTCTCTAAACTCTCCACACCAGCTATCGGGACTTACGGTGGGGAAAGCACTATACCTTTCGGTTTTCTGGGGTGGAAACCTTCGACACTCCATGTCATCTTCGTCATAATGGAATTTGCAATTCTCACAACGTTCAAAGCGTTCTGTAATCACCTGTTCACCAGCATCTTCCATCCATTCTTTAATTCTAATTATGCCTTTATCGCCAAGATTGCGAATACCCCAAAGAACAGTTTCGTTTTCTCTTATTTTATTCCAGTTGATTTCGAGACCTTTATAATTATTGTAATCACCTGGGAAACGCTGGTTTTCTACTCTTGCGTAGCCAGCCCTAATCAAAGCGTTGATAGTTCGCACGTTCAAACTGTTCCATTCAATTGGCGGATTTTCGCAAATCATTTTAGCCATCTTGCTTCTCCTTTACTACAAACAGCCGCCGCTTACGTTCCACTTTTGTTGTCACACAGAAGGGGCTTTTGTCGTAAGCAACGGCTATTTGTAGTGGAATAAAAAAAGCCTTCCTGTGTGACAATTCAAGTATATCACAAAGGAAGATATTTTACAAATTATGTTTTTTGCCAATCAACTAAAGAAACGGGAAGAACTGGAACCCAATCACTTTGGGGAATATGTAATAGGAAATCTTTCTGACCACCATTTCTATTAATTTGCTCTAGAATAAAAAACCATTCATCCGCGTCAGTTTTTCCAAACACCTGGCTACCCTGGATACACATCTCCACGAACGTTACCGGCTTGACCCCATCCAACACCGTGCTAAACGGTAATGATGGTAACTCTCGGACAAATTCAGTCTCAATCGCCGCTATCCCCCCAAGACAGGCGGTGGGAATGACAAGCCTGCCAATGTTCGGGTTGACTTTGCCGTAATAGGACTCTTTGTCCGCATTGTGCCCACACACCCCTTGCAAAAACCACCTATCCGGCGCGTCGTGGTAGTTGCTCCTCTCTGGCGGCTTTCCAACGTCCTGGCATTCGAACAATGTCCATTGCCGCCACTCGCCCACTTTGCGCAAGAGCGCGCCGCCAGTCAGCAGGAAGTTATAGATATTTACTCCGGGCGGTCGGACGCCTAAAATTGTACGCTTGAATACCCGCGCGAATAATTTTGCTAAAAATGCCAATATCGCGTTAGCTTTGCTATCACGCCAACCGAAACCGGTTGTGTTGAATAGTTCGTGTTGCCGAGGAGTCATGCCAGAGAAAAAGTATACATCCCAACCGTATTGCAGATCTTCCGGCCAGAAGGAGAGCTTGCTGTATTGATCGACGCGGTAATCGTGTGTGTCTTCCCGGTAGTAATATCGGCGTGCCGCGTATAGTTCGTTAGTCATTTGAATTGTTTGTTTGACCAGGGTCCGCGCCTGTCCCCAGCCCAGGTCGTCATGGACCACATACACAAACGTATCCCCGGGTAATACGCGCACGCCCGTGTTTGGCTCCCCCACCGGCACAGGCTGCGCGGACGGCGGCACTTCGCCTGCCGGGATGTATTCTTGCAAGTAGGGGCCGTAACTGATGAGTACGCTCATGAATTCCTTCTTGATTGTAATCGAATAATCATTCAAAAGATGGTACCAGAGTACTGTTGCATTAGATACAATTATACGATACTATATAGTCACAACAGAAAAGGAGATTGAAATGAACGGAACTGAAAAACAAATCGCATGGGCTGCCGAGATTAAGCAAAAGTGGATTGATGAGGCACGTACCTATCTCACAAATGGCCGAGAGAGCGCTATCCGCGCCATCGCTGCTGGCAAGAAAACACAGGAAGAGATAGACGCTGTATTATCCAGATACGAAAAGGCTCTCGTAGTCCTGACCGAGCAGGAAGATGCTCAATGGTTTATCAATCACCGAAGTTTATCTGGCAAAGATATTATGTATGACATCTCAAACGGCGGGTCGGTCACTCACAGGAATATCGAATGAAGCACCGTGACGGCTCGCTCGAAAAGGCTGCTCGCCTGATTGTCTTACTACAGCTGCAAGAGGGCGGGCAGCTTGACGGCCTGAGTCTACAAAAAATCGCTAACCTGTTTCGCGAGCCGCCGCACCGTTCTACCATCCTGCGTGATTTACGAGACACCGCTCGATTGCGCGAATTGCTGAAACAAATCAAAGTTGAATGATTATTCGATTGTTAAGGTACTTAGCCCCGCATTACGCGGGGTTTTTCTTTACATAATCCTGCGTCGTAAAAACTTCCCCGTCTTTCAGCCACTTCATCGTGAGCTCATCCGGCGGCGGCAAACTTGGCGGCTGCGTAGGCGGCTCGATAGACACCGGGACGGTATCTGCAAACGCAACCCACCAGCCTATTTTCATGTATTTGTTTTCCATCAATGCGATAAAACTGTTCCCGTCCCCCCGCCCGAATATCTCGACGCCAAGCGGCACATCGTTACGGTAGCCTGCCCCGCTGAATGCCTTCGTTTTGCGTATCGTCCTACGTGTTTCCGCCATATCTACAACTCCTTGATATGGCAACATTATACCATCTACCCCGTGCCTTGCATGATCAGCGTACACAAACAAATCATCACGATTGCAACAATACCCAAGCCTACCTCAAGATATTTGTTGCGCATGGCCCGCTCCTATTCCCGCCGCGCGGCGGATTCAAACTCTTTTGCAAGCAATCCGGTATCTTTGAGTTTCTTGATACGCTGCCCAACAGCCGAACGGCTCACCCCGTAAGCATTGGCAATCTGTTGTTGCGACTGTCCAGCATGTTCCCGCAAGTAATCAAGTAAGCTCTGGTCACTTCCTATACTACCGCGTTTACTTACTGCAACTGGCACAACTGGCGGCGGTACTTGTCTTTGTTCTTCCCGCCTCTTGCGCCGTTCTTCCCTGCGTTCTTGCTTCTCTTGTGCTTCTTGCGCAAGCCTTGATTCCTTTTCAAGCCGCTCTTGTTCTGCGTTGCCAAGTTCTTCCTGCTTTATTTGTGCTCGTATTTGCTCCCGTTCTGCTTCCCGCACATCTAAATCCCGCCGCAATGAATTGACAAAAATCCCCGCCAGCGTCATCGGCGGAAATACCAGCACCCCCCACACCGATATGGTATCCAGGACCACAACCAACAGAGATAAGACAATCTCTGTGATGATCGCCAGCCCGAGCGCAATCCACGCGCCGCGTACAGGCATAAGTATCGCCCGCTCTGTCTGGTTGCGCGCACCCTGGTTGAAGCGGTATATGTCTGTGATCAGCAGCCCAGCGGCAACGTCAAGAGCAATGACTGCGCCAGCAACAATAAGAGCGATAACCCACCACATCCCCAGCGCCCCCGTTGCGCCGGTGTAGATCGCCCAACCTGTACCAAAGGCAACGCAGGCAGAAAGACCGGATAAGACACTATTTATGATTTTCATCCCATCATCCCATTTAGCGGCTACCGATTTCGGCGAGCCACCAACCAAAACTAACAAATTTTTTGGCTAACCACAAACGCGGCCCTTTACCAAATGCGGGCCGCTGCTGCGTGCTTTGTTGGGCAGCATAATAAAGATAGTATTTAATGCATCCGCGCGCGGTTGTTTTTGTCTTGATACCAACTATTCTCATAGCATCTTCAAGACTCATTCCTTTTGTAATCAATTCATCAAGTCTTTTGCCGTTATTGTAACGGCGCAATCCCTTCCCTGTTTGATGTGGCGATACAGTTTTCATCTCATCACCATACCTTACTCAACGCCAACGCAAGCAACGTCCCAATAACAACCAGCACAAGCACAGCGCCCGCGCTCAACCGCTCGCCAAGTTTGACGCTCCACCTGAACAGCGGTACGACGAGAGCGCAGGCAGAAATAATGCCAAGAATAAATAATAGGTTCATTTCCACATCCCGCTTGCCATGAGCAAGCACAAAAACGCCGCCGATAACACTGCCATCAGCGCAATCTTTCGCCAGAACGCGCGGCGGTCCGCCTGCCTGCTCGCATCTTGCGCCGCCTTGATTGCGCCGGCTTTCTGGCGTTGCAACTCCCGGATTTTTTCGTCGTAGTTCATCCCGTCACCCAAAAATACAGCAATTCGTTTCCCTTCATCGGCTTACCATCGATCTCGACAATGTAGCCCTGCCCCAAATACCGCTTATCGATATTTGGGTACATATTCGGGTTAGCGGAGACAAGATCATATTCAGCAATGGTTTTATCCAGCAATTGGCATTTACCTGTTTTCATCATCGTAGTCATCCCGTCACCGCCTTGAATATCTCACCCAGGCAGTCAAACAGCCCGCACACCAGCAATCCCAGCAGGATCGCGCAGACCGTCAGGAACAGCCGCAAGCCCAGCGGCATACTGGCAGACCCAGCCAGCCCGTCTTGTGCTTCTATTAGTTTTCGCTTCATGATTATGCCCTTTCTGTCAAATAGTGCGCCTGATAATCGTATATGGCGCAGGCTCATAAATGGATTCATTGATTTCACCAATTCTCATATGTTCCGGACATCTCTTTGATACATTCTCAGAATTGGTAACTACTTGCAAGTTTTCTTTTCTGTTATCCAATCCATTAAAGTTTATGTGATCTACAACCATTCCAGATTCCGCGTTTGTAATTACGCGATGCATTGCAATGTGAATACATTTTCCACCCTTTCTTTCCATTCTCATAGCATAGAAAGTATGCCTACCTTTCTGTGCGGCCCAATGAAACTTTGATAAATATTCATACCATTCGTCATCAACAATTGTTTCCATTCCGTTATGTAATCTGATTGTTTTCATCACAGCACCTAAAATAAAAAGCGACTGCCGAGAAATCGAGTGTTTGCTTAGGACACAGGCTCGGAAGCCGCTCTTTATTCTCGATTGTCCAATGTCCTAAGCAATTCAATTATACCATAAATCTTGCTTGTGATTAGCTTGTGATTAGGTAAAACATGCCATTTTGCACGATGTCACACCTCGGGGGAGGGGATCAGCGCATCAAGCATATTCAAAATCTCATACTCTTCTTTCCGCAAATGCTCGAAGAAGCTCCACCCCCGCCCCTCCGTGATGACCACTCCGTTATTCTTGTCCATGAGTATTCGCACTCGATTGTCCTTCAAAATATTCGTGATCAGATTGTAGATCGTTAATCCGCGCCCGGCGCCAAAAATATCTTGCAGAATGCGTGTTGTGTAATTGCGAGACTTGCATACTCCAATTCCGAGCATATGCCACTCTTCCCGCGTCAACCCGCGAATCTCCCTGGACACACGTTGGCTGTCTCCATCGATGAGCACAAGGCTAAGAACTACCGTCCCATCATTCAAGTCAGTTTGCTTTATTCCTTCCGGTAAAACAGACGCCCCCGATTGGTAATATACATAATCTTCCCGCTTGCTCAGCAGCCATCTCGAAATCAACCATCCTACAAAGCACCCCCCAACAATCCAGGCCACAACGATAACAGGCTTATTTTCTTTTGCGCCGAATGCCAGAATGCTCCCCAGGATAAGACCCATAAAGCCGCCCCAGGACATAGGGATTAGGATATGATGCAGTTCCGGCGCGTTGTCCATGCGATGATTCCCCCGCCGTTATTGGCTTCGGGTCATCCATAATTCAGCCACGATCATGGCAAAAAAACCACCAATGGCAGACGCAGTAGCAATGCTAAAATCGTCGAATGCCACCAGCGCAATGCCGCCAACAATAACCGATGCGATGACAAAGATGCCGAGCGGGCTCTTTTGCGCCCTACCTGCCGGCTTGACTTCCACCGGCACCACCTTCGCCCCGCCGCCAATGTCGGCGGCTACCCGTTGCGCCGTTTCTTCTGACAGCGGACCCGTTTGTCGAACTTTATCTTTTACGACAACATATTTTTCTGCCATTTATCGCTCCGTTTCCAAAACAAGTTATACACCCGCCCCGCCACCTGCGACAAATATGATCCCCAACAGCAGCAGGACCACAACTACGAACCCCACCAGCGCCGCCACCGTGCGGCGGACACTGCCGTAATGCGTTGTCAGGTTGCGGTCAGGCGTGACGACTGGACCGCGCGATGTCCATTTGGTTGTCATTTACGTCTACCTTCCCGTTCGTGGTCACGGCGAGCGGTCCAGTCTGCTGCCTGTTTGACTACAGGCCATTCATCATCGCTAAAACCCACCCCCCGCTTCACACGAGATTCGTTGATTGCTTTGTATTTATATGTCATGCTGCGGTTCCAAATATCATGCTCATCCAAAAAATTCTCGCGGTTTTGCTTTTCCCCCGCTTGGCGCCGCTGAAATTCTGCGGAATGCGCCTGATGTTCCCGCTCCCGTGTAGCAATGGCCTCAGGGGAATTGATCTGGCCGGGAGCCGTATCGCTGACAGTTTTGGTCTCCCCGCCAAGCCCACCGCCGAACATGCAGAGCACCATCAGCGCAATCCCACCAATGTTCCACCAGGTCCAGCCGCCAAGATACCCCATACCGCCAAGACCAAGTGCTATCATTGCCAAAATCGGAGTAGCAGGACTCATTTCTGCCCCGCTTCCAACGCGTCGCGCTTTTCCTTGATGAGTAATGCAATTGCGGCACGAGCTACCCGTTCGTCATTGTATAGCGGTGTTTGATACCGGTCCTTGTTGATCGTACCAATCCCCCGGTACATCGTACTGCCGTCTGCTTGTTTTACCGACTTTACATCAATGCTAGTTCTGATTTCCATTATTACTCCTGTTCGTCATCATCAAACGCGGTTAGCATGTCCACTAGCCCGCGCGGGATGGTCAAATGATTTCTGCATTTCGGGCAATTCGTGATCCGCAGACCGCTCTCGTTTTTGAATTCTAGCAAGTCCGGGTCGATGTACACTAAGGCGCCGCACTCAGGACAGGCGTGAGCGATATATGCGCCAGGTATCATGACTGCGGCTCCTTCGGCAATAACGCAGCAAGTTGATTAATCCAATGGTCTGCCTTTTCAAGCTGGAAATTCAACGTGTTCATGCGCCGATATTCCACCAGGCCACGTGCAACTTTTTCAAATTCGGCGATGCGTACCCTACGTTCGCAGGATTCATGATTGCCGGTTTTGGTATTAGTCCATCCGCCAATTTCAGCCAAGTCGCAGTAGTCGCAGCGATAGTTGCCGTTTTTGTCGATCATGGCTTCACCCGGCTCGGCTTCCACGCATCAAAGCTCTTGGCAACCATCGCCATGATGTACGCGCGGGCGCTTGAGTCGTCTAACAATGTCCCGGCGATTTCAATGTGCCGATCCGAGATGCTTATCTGTACAGGGCAGGCAACGCCATTGTCCACAAAATGAGACAGGGTATCCATCAAGAGCCGTGCATCTATAAGGATTGTCGCCGTTGGCTTTGTACTGAGCGTCTCGATAACATTCCAAAATGCAAACGCCCGTTTCTCGTTGCCTTCGGACTTGCGAATAGGACAATCAACAACCGCGTGCAGGCGATAGCCATCAGTAGCGGCAACGGTATGTTTATCATCCAGCACCGCAGTTTTTTCCAGTTCAGGACGCAAGCCGTTAGGGACAGCAGTTGCACTGGCAAGAAAGCCTTTGTAAGTACCGGTTGTTTTTGTCATCTCAATCCCCCTGCCGAATTTCGTGCTCTTCGCGGATCTCGGCGAGAGCCGGGGACGGCTGGCGACGGGCAAGAGCTTCTTCAATAGCAATAGTTGCTGCGGCAATCTGATTGATAACTATCCCGCGTTCTTTCGTGAGCAAGTCGGCCAAGTTGGGGAGGTTGGCAAATGCATTTTCGTAAACCTTGATTGTATAACGCTCCATGTTCATTCCTTTCCATTTTGGGTATTGCTTTTTATTCACTATTAGTGTACACTTTACTTAGGTAAAAGTCAAGCACTTTTAGTCACCAATTTTGAAAGGGCCTCATGTGCAACCACAACAAAGTAACTATCTATAGCAGACAAATAGCACCCGTCACCCGCTATGAACCGGCAGAGTACCGCCAGTGGGCGCAATGCAACGAATGCGGCGAAGTGCTGGATCTGTCGGATGTGTCAGCGGACGCGGAGGCGCGTGAAGGGGACGCCGAATACTGGGACGTGCCTGAAAGGGATGATGCGCTATGAAAGCAATCAAGCTCACACAAGGAAAGGAATAATCCGTGGAGAAAATCATATACGTTGAACGAGAAGCAACTGGCTATGTAATGTGCGCTGATTGCAAAAGCGTCATCGTGCCGGGAGAAAAGTATTACCATTCTTTTCCGGGTCCGCAGGCAGTTTGCGCTAGATGCCATGATAAAGATTTACAAGTGCAGGAGCAAGGAGAATCATGATCACAGACTATCCCCGCCCAAAATGTAATGACTGCCCCAGCCGTTCAAGCCTATTCGTTATGTTGAACAGTCACGCGTTCTGGTTATGCTGGTCGTGTTTCAGGAAAAGGACATTCTTACGATGACCCCCGTCACCCACGTCCTGAAAACATGGCCGGAATATTTCAAATCGATTGCGGACGGTTCCAAGCCGTTCGAAGTCCGATTCAACGATCGCGACTTCGGCGTAGGGGATTACCTGATTTTGCAAGAGTATCATCCACGGCTCGGGGAATACACAGGTCGGTATATCAAAACAAGAATCACCTATGTTCTGAACAGCAATACCACCTTCGGAAAAAGGGCACTACAACCCGGATACGTGGTGTTGGGATTGGAGCAAAACAAATGAGCACGCTTGATGAACTCTTGCATAAACAGCCTGCCGATATGGACCCTATTGAATACGCTATATTTTTTGTGGCGCAGGAGCTTGACTTGCGCGAAAGCGCAACAGGCGCAATCAACCAACTCGCCACCATGCGCCAATTGCTCGGCGATCAATTGGAACGCATCGAACTGCAGCAGGCCGTTGTGGATGCGGCGGGAGTATTCGCCGTGACGGATAGCCCTGAATTGCCGGACGATTCCCGATGTGCCGTCATTGTTTCTGCGGGTAAAATCCGCACTCTCGCCGCCGCACTTAAAGCGCTGCCCCAGCCTGTCATGAAACAGGAGAGACAATGAACAACGAACTTTTTCTTGCAAAGGCTGAAATTATTAGGCTAAAGATGGTAATAGAAATTTTAGAAAACCAGCAAAAGCCCCCATCGGATCGGCTGAAACCATTGACGCGATTAGCAATTTCCATTGGAGTAATGATGAGCGACAAACCTTACAAGCTGAATATTACTTTGTCAGAATTAATTGGCATCCATCGAGATCGCTTACATATGAGTCAAACGGAACTTGCTCGCCTATCCGGGGTTTCCAGGAATTACATTTCTCTCATTGAAAGGGGACGGGCAGAAAATATATCCCTGAAAACATTGTATAAAATTTGCTACCATCTCGGTTTGAATATCGAAATTTTTTATGATGCCGAATCGCAACGCAATGGCAACCCAGATGAGTTTGGGCCAGGAGCTTGACAAAGATAACATTATGAACAAACATGACTTCATCCAAAAAATAACTTCCATGCGCGCGCCCTCGATCCGTGAATTCTCACCAGATGACAACAATGAACTTTTGTGTACGTGTTGGATTGTTGAAGATACGGAAAACATACACAATAAATTTTGTACCCCGGCGGTGAAATTGTTGTATGGGGATTATCTACAGGGGAATCTGGAAAGTTTTTATGTTCGGGAAAAACATTACCGCGAAATGTATCACCGGTGGCTGGAAAGCTTTCTGGCACAACAGGAGCTTGACAAATGACGACATTTGCTCCATCAATTAACAATGATTTTGCCAAAACCGGGCGCTTTTTTGAAGTGCTGCCGGGCAATAATGTCAAGCCGGGGACAATTGGCGAAGCCGTAAAATTTTTATCTTGGGGCGGCGTTGTTTTGCAAATTGGCGATGAGACAAAAACATTTTGTATTAGCTCGGTAGTAGAGCAGCGAGCAACGCCAGCGAGTTTGTGCCAGGAGCTTGACAAATGAGCCGACCGGTATATAATCAGAGATAGTAAGCCGTTGTTGGGAACCTGGCGAGAACCTAACAAAGCCAAACGGTCTGGAGCATAACGATGATAGCTTACCAACTCGTATATCCACCCCTTTTTGACGGTACGGAATTTTGTGCCGCCCGCCAGGCGGAAGTTATGCTCCGCCGTGCCGTCAAAATCGGGTGGATTTTTTTATTCTAAAGGAGCATAACAATGAACGTAACGCAATCAATGTTATTCGGGGGAGAGTACACGCCCAAACAGGCGATAGACAGAAACAGCTTGTATCCAATCTTGTTTGACTTGCTACAAACTATGACACTGAATGATTTCGTAAGAACATTTACGAATGAATTTAGGGAAACTATCGAGTATGTAAACCTGCGGGATGGTAAGAATACCTGCCAAAACACAAGTCTTTTATTCAACCCTCATCGCCTAAACACAAGATCGAAGAATTCGGCAATGAGCGTATTTGAGGCGGTAAAAACAGAAAGTTTCGTTTCCGGCCTCGCTCGCGCCATCCTGTTCGACAAACAATACGACAAGAACAAGGATTATCTATTGAATTCATTCAGGCTGGGGATAAATGGAGTTCAATACATAAATGAATTCCAGCCCTATGTGGCGCGTGATTTATGCAAGAAGTATTTATTAGACAAAAATAGTAGGGTGCTCGACCCTTGCGCTGGGTGGGGCGGACGAATGATAGGCGTTTCTGCCGTTTGTGGGGATTACACCTGCTTCGAACCAGCGAGAGAAACCTTCAAAGGACTAATAAAGCTCTACGACTTTATTCTCAGGATTGATCATGATTTCATTGCGGTATTGAATAACCTTCCATTCGAAGACGCAAAGTTAAAAAACGATTTCTTTGATTTCGCACTGACATCCCCGCCTTACTACGATACAGAATTATACACAGACGAAGAAACAAACTCTCTAAACAGATATAAATCATTCGAAGGCTGGTGCGCCGGTTTTTATGTACCAATGATTCAAAAAACAATGGACGCGTTGAAACCTGGATGCACATTTGTATTAAATATCGGATCAAGAAATTACCCACTTAGTGATGTCCTGAAAAGGAATTTTCAAAAATACAAAATCGAGAAGCTTGAAGATTATCTAAGCGGAGCCCAGGGACTTGGAAAAACCGGCGAAGGCGAAACATTTTACGCAATAACGAAATAAATCAGCCGCGCGCGGCTCAGGAGTTAGGGAAATGAAAAAATCGCATCTACTCATAGACGAACCAGCCTTACAGGTTCTCCCATCATTGGCCGTAGCCATTGGGGTTGAAGAAGCTATAGTTTTACAACAGCTTCATTGGTGGTTGAACAATCCCAACAACACTGGACGCGTAGACGAAAACGGGGATAAGTGGGTGTACAACACTTACGAAAAATGGAAGAAAGATAATTTCCCGTTCTGGAGCGTGGACAAAATAAAACGGATTTTCTTGAATTTAGAGAAGGGCGGAGTTGTAATCTCAGCACAATTAGACGCCAAAAAACATGATATGCAGAAGTTTTACCGTATTGATTTTGACGTGCTTTGCACGATGGATGGTGCAATTTTACCCCCATCGAACAGCGCAGAATTGCACGATGTTAATAAGAATACAGAGACTACTACAGAGACTAATACATACAACCGAAAAGCAGGAATGCAACAATCCAAAGAACGAACAGCCAAACAGCGAGCCGCTAGAGAAAGCCGTGATCCTGTCTTAGAGATGGTAAAGGCCACAATTGACCATCAGCCATTGCAGGATATGCGCCGCCGCATCGAAGCCGCCTTGAAAATGAACCTGGAACGTGAGTGGGACCTGCCGAAATCTGACTGGAACGGCTACGATAAGTTACTTGTCAGACGCGAGCAAGAAACAGGACAGACGATTGAAAGCTTTATGACATGGTTCAAGTCAGACGAATTCAGGAGCAAGGGCGATATCTGGCTGAAACCGAACAAGATCGAACAGTTATGGCAACGTGCTTTCAATCAAGATGATGACCTGTACTTCTTCGGGAACCGCGCCCATGCGTTGTAGCTATTGCAGCACCCCCGGTAAGCTGTACCGCCAGACCAATGGTAACGGCGCGTTTGTGGTAGTAGAACGTTGCCCGAAGTGCAAAGGCAATACGCGCCCCGGCTTCCCGTTCCTGTCCAAGAAAGATCACCTGGATTGGGAAACATTGCCGCTGTTTGATGACTTAACAAAACACTCGGAGCCTTGCGCCGTAAAAGGTTGCGGACGAAAAGACACAGAGTCACATCACTTCGCCCCTAAACATTTATTCGAAGATTTCAACGATTGGCCTACTGCATGGCTTTGCCAGGAACATCACAGGCAATGGCACAAGCTCACCAAAACGGGGATGTATGCACCCCGCAGGGAGAAAGTACCCGCATGAAAACCATCGATTACGCTAAATTCTATATCGAGCAAGGCTGGCACGTATTCCCCTTGTTGCCGCGCGGCAAGACCCCGGCCACTGAACACGGCTTCCAGGATGCTACTATTGACCTGACGCAGATCAACGATTGGATTGCCCGTTTCCCCAATTGCAACCTGGGGATAGCGACCGGTAATACATCTGGCTTCTTTGTCCTGGATATAGATGCTGCGCATGGAGGGGAAGAATCATTCAACGCTATCACCACCAAGTACGGACAAATCCCGCCTACGCCTATCAGTCACACTGGCGGAGGCGGGAGGCATATTCTGTTCAAGACGAATGGCATGGACATCCGCAATACTGCCAGCAAGATCGGACAGGGAATAGATTCCCGTGGCCAGGGCGGATACATTGCTGCGCCGAACAGCATACACCCGTCAGGTAAGCCCTACGCCTGGGATACCACTTACGCGCCGTCTAAAGTAGCAATCTCGAACCCGCCTGCCTGGGTGCTGGACTTGCTTACGGAGAAGAAAGAGATACAACAAATCCAGACCATGACAGACGGCGCGTACATCGCAGGCCAGCGCAATAGCGCGCTTACCAGCCAGGCGGGGGCCATGCGCAGGCGCGGGATTGCCGAGGAGGCGATATTCGTAGCCTTGAACGTGGAGAATTTGAACAAGTGCGTACCGCCCCTATCTGAAAAAGAAGTGCAGATGATCGCGAAATCCGTGACGCGCTACGACCCGCAGGCCGCGCCGGAACTGCAACCGCGTGACAGGGTAACGGCAGAATGGGCGTTCGCTAAAGTGTTGTTCGAAACGCCTGAGTATGTTCCCGATCATCTCTCTATTCTCCCCGAATTCTTTAGCGTTCATCCGCTGGCTGAATTTTGGGGAGAAGTTTTAGCGGGTACTGGTGTAGCTCTTGCCGCCGCCAATTGTGAAATCCTGTCCGACCTGGAGAATTATCACGAATGGTACTTGCCGCGTCTGGACACTTACGCGGATACCATCAAGAAATATGCACTCAGGGACCGCGCCGCCAAGCTGGGATGGAAATTACAACGCGCCGCAGAGCAGGGGGACTTGTGCGCCGTAGACCATGCGGTATTGGAGATCAACCAGAACATCACCTTACAATCCAGTCACCGCATTTCGTCTATCGTGGATACGGCGGACGCTATCGAAAAGAAAATACACGCTCGCGCCGCCAATCCGGGGGACGTGTGGGGCATTCCCTACGCCTGGGAGCATTTATCGAAGATCACCGGCGGGAAACAGCCGGGCGAATTGACGTTACTTGCAGGCGAGCCAAAGATTGGCAAGTCCTGGTATGCCCTACAGGACGCGCTACATTGCGCAGTCGAGCACCAAATCCCGGTGTTCGTTTGGTCCGGGGAAATGGGAGCGGAACAAGTCACGCGCCGCGCATACCAGTTGTTAGGCGTCAATGGGGAGAACATGCGCACAGGGTATATGTCTGATGAAGATTGGCAAAAACTCAATGAAGCCCGCGCCATGCTCTTGAACTCCCCGCTATACATTGATGACAACCAGATGCGCTTGCATGAATTGAAAGCGGTACTACAACACGAGAAAGCAGAGCACGGCATACAACATTTCGTCATGGATTATGCCTACCTGATCGATGCGCCGGGCAGGGATGAAATCGAAAAGACGAATAATATCTCACGCACCCTGAAAACGGTATGCCGGGAGTTGGACCTGTCCGGCTTGCTCATATCGTCTGTAAACAAGGTTGGCATGGACACAGAAAAGGCGCTAAAGAGCAATGTACGCGGCAGCGGGCAACAGTTACACGATGCTGATGTGATCCTGTTCCTCACCAAATTCGCGCCAATCAAAGACGACCGTGTACAGTTGCGCTATCTCCCCAACCAACACGATCGCATTGCCACCCTGCACATCTCAGCGGGCCGAGAGCTAAACCACAATCTAACGGGCGGGATATTGCACTACAGCCGCCTGGACAATACCCCAAAATTCAAGGAAGAATTACAAGAAAGGAAGATAATGTCATGACCCACAACATCCAACACCTCGCCACCAAGCCCGCGCCCGCAGCGGAGCTCGAGACAGAGATGCACTGCGAACATTGCAGCAAGCCAGGCGTGCTTACTACGCACCGGCTGATTTGGCGCGACCCGGTAACACAGCGCCAAAAATGGGAGTGCCAGAAATGCTTTAGCGTTGTGGATGTAAAGGCGGCGCAGCCATGACCTACACCCGCACGAAACCAAACAAAACACAGCAGATGTGGGCCTACGGCGGCACGAAGGCGGGCGCCGACCGGATCAATAAACTTGGCGACCTGTACCTGGTCTACGATCAATACGAAGCCAATCCGGAGACGACCGCCGCGCAATGGCTGGAACTCGAGCGGCAGTTCACTGCGCTGCGCGGCACGCTGTACGCGCGGATGTGCGCGGAGAGAGCGGAGAAGGTGACGGGATGAACGTATTGATTGCATGTGAAGAAAGTGGGACGGTTCGGGACGAATTCACCCAACTCGGACATAACGCCTGGAGTTGTGATATTCTGCCAACATGCAAAACTGGCAATCATTATCAATGTGATCTGTTTGATGTGTTAGGAAATGGCTGGGACCTTGTGATAGCACATCCACCCTGTACGGCTCTCTCACTCAGTGGCAATCGCTGGTATGCTGGAACACAAGCTCGCCGCGATGCCATCGCTTTTGTCGAGCGCATCTGGTTTTTTGATGACTATTCCGGTCCGCTAGCAATCGAAAATCCGGTAGGGGTGCTAACCACACAGAGTCTGCTACCGACAAGACCGCAATATATTCAGCCCTGGCAGTTTGGACATGGAGAAACCAAAAAGACCGGGCTGTGGCTGCGTGGGCTTGCTCCACTGATACCTACACACATTGTTGAGGGGCGGGAACAGCGTATCTGGAAAATGCCGCCATCGTCAGACAGACAGCGCGAACGCTCGATAACCTATCCTGGAATTGCCCGCGCGATGGCTGCCCAGTGGGGTAAGTCATGACCGCCATCGCCGCCCCGCACCTGCTTGCTCGCGTGATCATCTCGGACCCCAAGCGCGTCCAGACGCATGACACGGATACCAACCCGGATAAGTACCGGCGGCTGGTCCGCAAAGCGCTGAACCGGCTGGGCTTTTTCAGCCCGGAAATTGTCCTGGCCGTGGTGCCGGGAACCTGCCAGATTGTGGCAAGAAAGAGAGTGATGAAATGAAACTAGAACAGGCAAAAGTTGTTGCAAAGTTTTGGGTTGATATGCTTACACCGTATTGTGAGCGGATAGAAATTGCAGGCGGAGTCCGCAGACAGAAGCCCGAGCCGCATGATATTGAAATTATTTGTGTGTCGAAAACAGAGAAACAATTCGATATGTTCGGGAATGTCATTGGGGATGAAAATGCCTTGCAATTCTTTCTGGATGGATGTTCCTATTTCGACTTATGCAAGCTCCTCAAGAACGGCCCAAAGTACAAACAAATCGGATTGCCGGAAGGGATTAACCTGGACCTGTTCATTGTCCGCCGTGAAACCTGGGCGGTGCAGTTCGTGATCCGCACCGGCCCCGCTGAGTTTTCGCATCGCATTGTCACCCCGCGCAAATACGGCGGGTTGCTGCCGTCCGACTGCAACGTAAAAGACGGGCAGGTATGGCGGCATGGAAAGGCGCTGGAGTTTTTCGAAGAAACAGAATTCTTGGATTTCCTTGGGATGGGGTGGATTGAACCACAAAGCAGATTGGCAGTAACGGCATGACCGCCTCACGCCCGAAGCACCCGAAACCCGATGGCAATAACCACATCGTAGTGGACGCCCTGGAAACGCTCGGCCTGGTGGAAGTAGACAAGAGCAGGCTGCGCTATA